AGTGGTACCAGGAGCGATGGGGGACCGTTTACGAAATCGGAAAAGGTGAGAAGTCCGTTGTAAAACTCGAAAACGACAAAGGAGGTTTTCGAATGAGCACGACGGTCGGCGGCGCTGTTACGGGCGAACATGCCGACATTCAGGTAGTCGACGATCCGCACAAACCGCTCGAAGTCACCGGTTCAATGCACGTTGCCAAGAACGCACTCGACCGAGTTCAACACTGGTGGGACGAAACCATGTCTTCTCGTATGGTGTCGCTCGATGAGTCGGCGCGAATCATCATCATGCAGCGACTCCATGCGGCCGATCTGGCCGGCGTCGCAGTAAACCGAGACGGGTATGACCATTTGATGCTCCCAATGCGTTTCGAGCCTACCAGGCGGTGCACCACAGGTATCGGATTCACCGATCCGAGGACAGAGCCGGAAGAGTTGCTTTGTCCCGAGCGGTTCCCTCTTCGAGCCGTTGAGACACTCACGAAAGAACTCGGACCGCGCGGCGCCGCTGCACAGCTTCAGCAGAATCCGATACCTGCCGAAGGGTCAATTCTCAAAGAAGCATACATGCAATATTACAATGTGAGGCCGAGTCGCTTTCAATTGCAGATTCAATCGTGGGATTGTACATTTAAAGAAGACGGCACATCTTACGTTGTCGGGACTGTCTGGGGGAGCATCGATGAGCAATACTACCTCCTGGACCGCTTCCGTGAACGTGTAGGTTTTGTGGATACATGTAAGGCAATAGAGGCGATGACTGCAAAATGGCCGCGTGCTCAATATAAACTCGTCGAGGCAAAGGCAAACGGGAACGCCGTTGTCGATGCTCTGAGAAAGCGCATATCTGGCTTTAAATTGGTCGAACCAGAAGGCGGTAAAATCGCCCGTACACATGCGATTGAGCCTTTGTTCGAATCCGGAGCCGTATTTTTGCCGTGTCCCGACCTGGCGCCCTGGATTGGCGAGTTTGTGGCCGAATTGACAGGGTTCCCCTCGATGGAGTACGATGATCAAGTTGACTCTACCACTCAAGCTCTGGTATTCTTGCAGACGAAACGCCTCGGACGGTTCCGGGAGGCGATGCGAAAGGCTTGAAAATGAGTCCTCTTTTAAAACAGCTTTTGACTCTGGGAATTCCGCTACTTGTCGATGTAATCTCTACAAAATGGCGCGAACGTCAAGAGCGAAAGCAGCTCGAAGCCCTTCGAAAAGAACAGATTGCCGATGGACAGAGAGTCGCTCAAGAAGAAATTGCAAAGATGAAAAGAGAAGAGTCGCTTTCTCGCGCCGACCGGGAGACTCCACGTAAATTCTTCGGCGGCCAGAAATGACCGACTCTCTGAGATTGACAAAGCCGTATATGCACGGTCCGGCTGTAACGCGCGTCCAGGAGTTGCTCGAAGTAGCCCCGCAGGACGGTATCTATGGGCCGGCCACTTGCGAGGCTGTTCGTGCTTATCAGTCAAAGCACGGAATCGAAGCCGACGGCATTGTTGGACCCGCCACATGGGCGCTGATTCGCGGAAAAGTGCAGGAGGTAGACTGCTCGATTGTAGACATCCGAGACACGCACGCGCGGCCGAGGCTTTACGGTAAAAAACGGAATTGGTCAAACATCATCGGAGTGACTTTGCATCAGACAGGGTGCAATATGCCGGCCGATCCTCAAAAGTGGAGAAATCTCAACGCGCATTATGGGATAACCAAAGAAGGCGTTATCGTATGGGCCAACGACGAGACCGATATGATATGGCACGGGAACAATCTTTCCCAGGCGACAATTGGAATTGAAATCGAAGGCAACTTCGAAGGCGTTTCAGGTTTGCCGGCTACTCTCTGGAAAGGCGGAGGCCCCGCATGCTACCTCACCGATGCTCAATTGATGGCGTCCGGTTCTCTGTTTGTTCACTTGAGCAATCGCTTTGTCGAAAATGATTCCTTGTGGCGCAAGGTTTACGCTCACCGCCAATCGAGCGGAACTCGAAGAGGCGACCCGGGCTCAGAGATATGGCAGAAAATAGCACTTCCGTGGATTCAAGGATTGGCCATGCCTTCGATGGACGGCGGGCCAGAATTTCATCTCGATAGCGGCAAACCGATACCTGATTCATGGGATAGCTCAAGAATCGCGAGGTTCTGATGACAAAAGCACTCCGAACGGCTCGTCTGGATTCATGGGAAAATATCCTCACGGGTCTGAATACGCCCAGAGACAAAAACACCTATACTGCGTTTGCTGCCGAATCGCGCGTTTCAGATGAAACCGCCGAGGCACTGTATGGGGGCGATGGTGTGGCCGCTCGAATCTGTGACGCGATGCCTGAGCATGCTTTGCGTAAAGGTTTCGAGGTCAATATCAGACCCGACGAAGAAGAAGACCGCGAAGAGATGACAAAGATGAGCGAGGAGCTTGTCAGGCAGCGGTCCCAGGTCGATGACGAAATCGAACGGCTTGAAATCGTGCCACAATTAATTGAAGCGGCCGTATGGGCGAACGTTTTCGGCGGCGGTGGTCTCATTATCGGAGCAGATGATGGTGCCAGGGGCCCCGCTCTTATGGAACCACTCAACGAAAACAATATCAAATCACTGACACACTTCAATGTATTAGATAAACGATACATGACACCGGTCAAGTGGTACACAGATCCGAGCGAGCCGAAATTTGGCACCCCTAAAACGTATCTGATAACGCCTTTCGCAATCACGAACGCAATCGACGTTAAAAGCGCCGACCTGTCCGGGGTTTATGAAATTCACGAATCGAGAATGATTATTCTCGGTGGCACGCGCACATCAATTCGCCGTCGCCAGGAGAACGAAGGGTGGCAGGACAGTCTGATTTCACGCTGTCAGAAGACACTTCGACAGTTCAGCAGTTCATGGGACATGCTCGCCGCCATGATAGCGGACGGTAACCAGGCCATTTTTACAATGGACGGTCTCATTGATGCAATCGCTTCGGATGAACAGGCCCTTATCGCAAAGCGACTTGAAATGCTCGATATGAAGCGGTCCGGACTCCGCGCTGTCTGCCTCGACTCACAAGGAGAGACTTTTTCGCGCCAGAATATCTCATGGGGCGGAATTCGCGAACCTTTCGACCTGCTCATGTACAGGCTTTCGGTCGATGCGCGCGTTCCTGTATCTCTATTGATGGGGCGTTCGCCGGCGGGAATGAATGCGACCGGAGATTCGGACTGGCAAAATTTCGAATCCGAAGTCGAAGCATTTCAGACGATGGTTTTGAAAAAAGCGCTGCAACGTATCGTTAAACTGATATTTCTCAACAAATCAGGCCCCTTTAAAAAAGAGCCGGAGAATTGGGAAGTGCAGTTCCCTGCTTTGCGTTCGATGACTCCGATGGAAGAAATCGATATGTACACGAAGAAAGCCGCCGGGGATACAACCTACATTGACGCTGGCGTTCTGACTGCCGAAGAGGTGGCGCTGTCCAGATTTGGGCCAGATTCTGACTCTGAAATCTCGATTGACATCGAGGCGCGTTTGAATCCGGAGCCCGAGCCGGTCCCTCCGCCGATGGTTCCTCAAATGCCGCCGGCCGAGATGCCCATGGAACCCGAAGCCCCCGAAGCGGAAGCGCCTGAAGAGAAAAAATGAAATCATTCGCGCAAATGCTCCTTAAAGAGCGAGCGTCGAGAATGACGAAAGAGCAGATTCAAGCGGCGATGGCGAAAAAGGCCCCGTCGATGAAAGCTGTAGAGCTTCGGTATAACGCACAACTTCAACGTTGGTTTAAGAGCAGTCAGAAGGAAATTCTGAAGCAGATTCAGCCGATGCTTCAGGAGATGACCCGTACCGATAGCCTTTCGGACATCATCGACTCTGCTTTCGCTGAATTATTCATGGCGCTGGTGAACATGTACGCCGGCTCCGGTCTTATGACCATCATGAATACAGCGGCGGCGGGTGTCTTCGGGGTAAACGATAGAAAATACAGTTCGCCGGTATACAGCAAGCTCGCCATAAACGCGGTTCCGATGGAATTGACCGCTGACCTTAGAAAAAACTGGATTATGGCTAACACGGGTCTGATAACGAAGGTTTCGACGAATGAGCTCGCAGCTATTCGTGCTTTGATGTTAGACAATGCGTTTTCTGGGCGGCGTGCAAAAAGTCTTCTCGAACAGCTAAACTCGATTTTTAAAGGTAGCCGAAACAATATCTCGGTAATCGCGCGCGACCAGATCGGCAAACTCGGCGGGCAATTGGACCGGCTGAAACAGACAAACGCCGGAATCGAAGGCTACTACTGGCGCTCTTCCAGGGATGAACGTGTTCGATCTGCGCATGCCCACCGCGAAGGCGAGTATTTCGATTGGAATAGTCCACCACCGGACGGGCACCCGGGACAACCTATACAGTGCCGATGCGATGCCGAACCGGCGCTGGACAGACTTTATGGTGACAGGTCTCTGGGCCGGGACAACGCAAAACTCAACAGTGAGGCGGTTTCTCGGAGCATCGCAGCACAGCGAAAGTCAAAATAACGTTGACAATAGCATTTTATCATCGCAGTATGGTGTCATGAGTGACCCACTCGACATAGAGAACCTCGACCAAGAACAGCGTTTCGACGTATCGTCGATTAAGCGTGGCGTTAAAATCATGTCGCAGGGGTTCTTAAAAATTCCTGCGTCTCTTACGCGCGTTGGCGTTCTTGAGTACACTCGAATGGACGGCTCGAAGGTTCGAGAACTGCGCCACCCGGACGAAGTGTTCAACCCTGAGTCAATTTCGACCCTGGAGTCTGCTCCGCTTATCACTGGTACTCACCGGATG